GCAACAGGACGTCATTAACTTTCTGGACAAGGCTGCTCGCGAAAAAATTGAACCTGTTATTGATAAGATTTATTCGGATCTTGCTATTAGGATGGAAGCATTCGAACAAAAAATGAATATGAAGCGCGAGGTCATCGCGGATCGTGGCATCTGGACTGCCAAGAAACGCTATGTTCTAAACGTGCACGATTCTGAAGGCGTTCGATATTCTGAACCAAAACTAAAGATCATGGGTATCGAAGCAGTGAAGTCGTCGACTCCTGCTATATGTCGTGAAGCTATTATTGAAACGATGAAGATAACCATGAACGAGAACGAAGCTGCCGTTCAAAACTTTATCGCAGACTTCCGTCTCAAATTCAATCAATGTTCCTTTGAAGAAGTATCCTTCCCACGATCAGTTCAAAATCTTACTAAATATGCTAATGAAACAAAAGCCATTCCGATTCATGTTCGTGGCGCTTTGTTGTTCAATCGCAAGATACGCGATCTGAAACTGCAAAAGAAATACGAACAGATCAAGGATGGCGAAAAGATTCGCTTCTCTTATCTTAAGATGCCAAATCCACTGCATGATAACGTGATCTCTGCGCTCGGTGGGTTGCCAAAAGAGTTTGGTATTGAAGAATACATTGATTATGATACGCAGTTCGACAAGGCATTCCTTGAACCGCTGCGTGCTATTCTTCAAGTGATTGGTTGGTCTGAAGAAAAGAAAAGCACATTGGAGGATTTCTTCGCATGACTATTGATGTACCCGCAGAATACCTTGGAACAGACTATGGATTTTCCGCTGTAGACGAACCACCTTCTACTACACCCACAATAGTAGAAAAAGAAGTTCCTGTTCTCAATGTAGACTTGGACGATCGTTTCGATAGCGTCGACGAAAAGTTAGATCGCATCTTGATTGAGTTCAGTCGTATGTCTGACAATGTTGCAGCAAACGCAACTGAGGATGAGATGCGCGAATCTATTCGTTCACTAGAAGCAATCATAGTCCCACTATTGAACAATCTACTAAAGACTGCCGATAAAGAATGGATTCATTGGCCAAATAGGCGCGAGGTAGTACAAAGACAGTTAGATGCCGTTCTTAAGATTACGAGAGGATGATACAAACTCTTGATCGGTGGTTGATCCTGATAACGGGCATTTCCTTATCAGTCGTTGCGGCATGGTATTCTGTTACGGGACTCACTGCTATATTTGCTGGCGCTTGGCTCGCAATCGTTATACTTGGCGGCACGCTAGAGGTCGGCAAGCTAGTTCTTGCATCTTGGTTGTATAGAAACTGGAAGTATGTTCCGTTTCTCATGAAAACTTATTTTACGATTGCTATATTAGTCCTCATGCTTATAACTAGCATGGGTATTTTTGGTTTCCTATCCAAAGCGCATCTCGAACAAACTGCACCAGCTGGTGATGTTGCAGCAAAGATACAAAGAATCGACACAGCAATCGCTAGAGAAAAGAATCGCATTTCTCGTGCAGATAAACAACTTGCACAACTCGATAAGGCGATCGACTCTATCATCACAAGAAACAATCGCGCACGAACTGCACTAAACTATCGTAAACGGCAAAGAAGAGAACGTGCTGCTATCGCCAAAGAAATAAAAGCAGCACAAGCAAACATTGATAAGTTGCTCGATGAACGTGCGCCATATGCCTCAAAGAATCGTGCGCTGAAAAACGAAGTCGGTCCTATCAGGTATTTTTCCGAGATGTTTTTCAACACAAACACAGAGCAAGATCTTGAACGCGCAATAAGATATCTCATTCTTTTGCTAGTGTTAGTTATCGATCCACTTGCGGTTCTAATGATCATTGCAGCTTCGAAAGATATTCGTCCTCGACGAGTAAATGAAGGTCAGGCAGTAATGACTGATGGTAATATCTGGGAAGATATAAAGGTAGAAAAGTCTTGACAAATGAAGCCGTATATTATACAATGAATATTATTTGGAGGTAAAGATGTCACTCAAAGAAAAATTGATAAAGAACTCAACCATCGAGTTCACTTCTTCTCTTGCTGATAGCAAGATCTACACGAAAAAAGATATTGTTCCAACTACTGTGCCGATGATCAACGTCGCGCTATCGGGGTCTATCGATGGTGGATTGACGCCTGGTCTAACTATGTTGGCTGGTCCTTCCAAGCACTTCAAAACAGGTTTCGCTTTGCTTATGGCAGCAGCATACCTGAAGAAGTATGAAGATGGCGTTGTGTTGTTCTACGATTCTGAGTTCGGTACACCTCAGACATATTTCAATACATTCGGAATCAATATGGATTCGGTGATTCATACTCCTATCATGGATGTTGAAGAACTGAAGTTCGATATCATGAAGCAGCTTTCCACGATTGAACGTGGCGAGCGTGTTTGCATTATTATTGATTCCATCGGCAACCTTGCTTCAAAGAAAGAAGTTGAGGATGCGCTGAATGAAAAGTCTGTTGCTGATATGTCTCGCGCAAAGCAGCTGAAGTCATTGTTCCGTATGGTAACTCCATATTTGACAATGAAGGATATTCCTATGGTAGTCGTGAACCATACATACAAAGAGATTGGTATGTTTCCGAAAGATATCGTTGGTGGCGGCACTGGTTCGTATTATTCATCAGACGCTATCTGGATTCTTGGTCGTCAGCAGGAAAAAGAAGGCACCGAGATTGCTGGTTATCATTTCGTAATCAATGTGGAGAAGTCTCGTTATGTTAAAGAAAAGAGCAAGATTCCAATCACTGTCTCTTTCGAAGGTGGTATTAATCGTTGGTCTGGGTTGCTTGATGTCGCCATTGACGGTGGTTATATTGTTAAACCTAAGAATGGTTGGTATGCTACCGTAGATATGGAAACTGGTGAAGTTAATGAACCGAGCATGCGTGCTAAGGATATCGTGAATAATAAAGATTTCTGGCTCAAGATGTTCAAGGAAACCAACTTTGCGGATCACATTAAACACAGATATTCCATCGGCATGGGTTCTATTATTGAAAATGATCCTGAACAAGAGGATAATGATGATGAGTAAAACTATTGACAATCCAGTTGCACCGAGTTATACTACAATAGATAAAGAAGACGTTCAGTTCGCTTGTATCAAAATTGAAGAAGGTGAATTCAAGAACATTGTTTATCACTACGAAAACCTTCAGATTGGTGATGAAGACGAAGACGGCGATGGAGCAACGCTGAACTTCAATTATCATATTATAGAATCGTTCATTGCCGAAGAGATGATGATTGGGAATCTCAAGGAACGATTCGAAGATACTGTAGCATGTATTCTACAAGACATTTTGATTCAGCAGGTAGGAAGGATTGGTGATGAGGATAGAGTTGACGATACTGCGAAATCTCATTCATAATGAAGATTTCGTCAGAAAAACTCTGCCATTTCTAAGAAAAGAATATTTCCAAGATTCGAGTGAACGTGAAGTATTTGATCGCATCCATGAGTTTGTAACAAAGTATAATTCAAGACCGTCGCGTGAAGCCATCGGTCTTGATATCGAAGCAAACAATAAACTATCAGAAGAAGAACACAAACGATCAATGGATTTGGTTCTTGAGTTGAATGAACCAGAACCAACCGAGATGCAATGGTTGCTTGATAGCACTGAACAGTTCTGTCAGGATCGCGCAATCTATAATGCAATCATGGATAGTATCTCTATCCTTGATGGTAAAGATAAAAACAGAACCAAGAACGCACTGCCTGAGTTATTGTCTGAAGCCCTCGGCGTTTCTTTTGATAGTCACATCGGTCATGACTTCCTTGAAGATTATGAAGCACGATTCGACTTCTATCATCGCAAAGAGGAACGTGTTCCATTTGATTTGGAAATGTTCAATACTATCACTCGCGGTGGATTGCCTCGTAAATCACTAAACATATTTCTTGCTGGCACGAACGTCGGTAAGAGTTTGGTTATGTGTCATATGGCAGCAGCAAATCTTGATGCTGGTAAGAACGTTCTGTATATTACTCTCGAGATGGCAGAAGAAAAGATTGCCGAACGTATTGATGCTAATCTACTCAATGTAGCAACTGAAGATCTGGTACAACTACCACGGGATATCTACGAAAAGAAAGTCCAGCGGTTGCGTGCCAA